CTGTTTCTGAAGTTGTTTTAGTCTGGCAAAGGTAAGAAGAATCTATGAAATAAAAAAAGAGATGCATAAGCATCTCTCTCTTTCTGAGCCGCTAGCCAGACTTGAACTGGCGACCTACGCGTTACGAATTTTTGTTCTTTGGCAGAATTCTTAAGCGTATCGTTCAGCCTATTAATTTGTTAGCTCTTTGTCCTTTAGACGGATATATATTAATCTACATACGTTTCCACACAATGTGTGTGAATTGACTGGGTTAATAATTATGTTAGTTACTTTCTTTTTTGTTATATTTGTACCACACTAATTTTTAATTATTATGGATAATCTAAACTCAAAAAATGAGGTGGACAAAATTGTAGAACTACGATTAATTCGCCGTCGTCTAGAAGATATTACAATATTATTGACCTGTATGCGTGGCATATTAGTGGGGGTACTTATAGGTCTTGCTGTAGGTCTAATATTGGCGATTGTTTCATCCAAAAAGTTTTCCAAAGACGAAACCTATGCTTCCGCTAACCAAACTACATATAAATGTTATAATCCAACCGAAAATACTCATTTTCCATTTAAACTTCCGCTCGTCTTTGGCTATTTGTAACTGCCTTTGATGCTCGTATTCTCGTTGTTCTTCTTTCTCACGATCTCTTGATGTATATCCACCAGATTCAAGAAATGCTTTCCCTTTCGGGGTGATTTGGTAGACATCGCCCATATTCGTGCGAATAACAGATATATATTCATCTAATTCTAACACGGCGGCTACTTCCTTACTACACTTGGAAGAACGCCCTTCTGATATTTCATGAAGTGCAATATCCTTAGTCTTGTATGTTATATCCATATCTAATCGGGGTTAATATTATTGTTAGTTACTCTATTCTGAAATCATAAACAAGCATATTATGTATCTTTGATTTATTGTATATAAATCCATAATCTCCTTTAGGGAGTTTTGAATTTAGAACTACTTTAAAAGAGTGATTGTCTATAGGTATTGTTGTGAATGATATTTGATCTCCTTCAAATGGATTTAATCTTATACCATATACGAATTTATCTTTTTCGTTTTCTAATCTAATAGCCCTACCATGTTCCATATCAAATATGCGAATTAGCATAAATTCATGTGGGGAATTAGCTTGAATAAATGGGTAATTTTTATACATTCGAGCAAATTTAGATTGCGTTAATGGTGTTTCATCGTTCTCATCCCCAAAAAAGAAGAAAAATTCAGGTTGCTGATTAGTAGTTATGTTTATTGCATTATTAGGGTTAAGGTACAAAGTCAAACTTCTTTTTTCCAATTTGGGAATAGTTAAGTTTTTAATATACTCATTATTAATCTCTGAATATTTGATTTCTTTCATTTCCCGTATTTCATTTCTCATATATATTCCGAAGTAGAAATTGGGGCTTTCTGTACTTTGGGCATATATGGAAATGAGTGTAAAAAAAGATAAGATATGTATGAGTATAATTTTCTTCATAGCACTATAATCTAACTAATCCTACAACTAAACTCATTGAATAAATCTCATCCTTATCTATCGAGAAATCCGGATATTCCGGGTTATATGATACACAACGTATCTTCTCCCCATCTTCATACGTTCTTTTGATCAGGATACCTTGCGCTGTATCGAGCACATGTACTTTACCCCATTGGATGAATGAAGTACTGTCTATACGCTTACAAGCCACCTCGTCGCCTCCTTCGTATTTGGGTTCCATGCTATCACCCTTGATGATAATAGTGAAATCATACTCAGGGAAGATGTTGATTCGGGGTATGTGTTCACACTGATCTGATGTAATGCCTTCTACTGCGCTGGTGAGAGAACCGGCGGCAGCCGTATAAGGAATACGAGGACGAGTTTCTGTTTTAGTTTCTCGTTTTTCGGCACCAGAATTATTTAGTACAGAGTTTACTATTGCCTGTTCGTTAGCTGAGGCTTTATTTATTGCAGCAGCAAATGATCCCTCATGTATAAAAAAACGTTTGTTCTTTCCATCAAGAAAGTCTGGATTGACATCAAGCTTTTCAATAAGTATCTTTCTGTTTTTATCAGTCAATGATACTTTTCCGCCTTCTATGTATGAATAAGAGTTTTGGCTGATACTTAGTATATTAGCCATTTCTTTTTGGGTCATCTTTAAGAAGATTCTAATCTCCTTTAATCTTTCATTAACTGCCATGCTGATATAAAATAAGTTAAATATATCAGTTAATGATATCGTATTTATCAATTACTGATATATTTGCATTCGTAAAACGTCACTAAGCTCACAGACGGATACAAAAAGGGCTGTTATGGTAGCGTCCATTTTCCTATCGTCGTATGTTTGATCGCTTGCAAAGATAGGCAGTCCTTTTCACTTATCCTACAGATGAGGTAATGTTTTACAGCAATAAAAGCGGTTATGTGGCAGTTTCCGCGAATGAAAGACATTTGAAAGAGCTCTATTCCGGTAATATCCTAACTGCCACTTTAAGGATATGAAAGAATAGGGCTTTCTTCTTTAGGAGGAGAAAAGGATATGAGAGATTTAGTATTTCAAGGAAAAGACAACCAGGTGTTGACAAGCAGCTTACTGGTTGCTGAAAAATTCGGGAAACGCCATGTTGAGGTTTTGGATGCAGTTCGAGAGTTGATAGCGAAAACGGAAAAATCCACTTTCGTTGAGAATCAGAAGCTTAATAAAATGTTTGCCCTAATTGAACAAGAGATTCCAATGCCGGTTGGCGGTGGCATTAAAAAGGCTCCCGCATACGTAATGAACCGCGACGGTTTTACTCTCCTCGTAATGGGGTTCACAGGCGAGAAAGCTCTTCAATTCAAATTGGATTACATTGAAGCTTTCAATAAGATGGAAGCAATGATAAAGAGTGGAGGTTTTCAGATACCCGGTTCTTTCAAAGAGGCCCTTCTTCTTGCTGCTCATCAACAGGAGCAAATTGAATGCCAGCAGAAGCAACTTGAAGCCAATAAACCTAAAGTTCTATTTGCTGAGGCTGTATCAACTTCCCAGCGTTGTTGTCTGGTATCTGAGCTTGCAAAAATCATCTCTCAAAATGGGGTAACCATTGGGCAAAACAGATTATTCACATGGATGCGTAAGCATGGCTATCTCTGCAATAAAGGCCAGTACTATAACCAGCCCACGCAGAAGGCTATGGAGTTAGGGTTGTTTGAAATCAAAAAGACAACAATAACTAAGCCCAACGGTGATGTCATAGTAAATACCACAAGCAAAGTCACCGGTAAAGGGCAGATATACTTCGTAAATAAATTCATAGGAAAGGAGGAATAATCATGGATAGACTACAAGAAATAATGCGTGCTGCTGAGAAGGTTACATTCAGCAAAAATCAAGCCTCTGTCTTAGTTGGCGGTCGCAGACGGTTGGAACGCTTGACTGCTGAGAAGAAGATTGCTTACGTCAAGACTACCGATAAGAAAAACGGTCGTTGGGAATGTAAAGGATCGGATGTATTACGCTTTACTGTGGATAAGGAGAATCAAGCATGAATAAAATCAGTAAGTATATGATTCAGGCAATCCTCATTGCTATTGTAGTTGCCGGATGTATCTATTCAAGTAGAGTGGAATACACCGATGACGTTCTTTCCGGCATGAGCCTTGAAAAATACCAGTACATCCATGACCGTATTGCACCGGCCTCGCAGTACGACGTAGCCCAGGAGTATATGAAGAACAAGAAGTTTTACGATTCAAAAATATATTAACCATGAGAATGAAGATTGAAGATTACAAGATTCCTCCTGAGCGTAGAATCATTTCTGTCGAAGCTATTGACAACAAGTTAATCATTGGATTTGAGCCTGAACATTACGGTGATTTCCATTGTGACTTAACGGATCATGTGGAAGAGGTTCCCCGCATTGGAGACACTGCCATATTCTGGAATGATGAAGACCGTACGCGTGCTATCATCGCCCGTTTGTCGGATGAGAATTCAAGTGATCTAACTGACGAGCATCCTTATCAGGCGGCTAACGATATCTGGTTTCAGAATGCTATACGCTTCCGCAGCGAGGATCAGTATCAGCAGATAACAGGTGTTACCTATGTCCACAAATAAATTGAAATCGCGCCTTGACACGGTGTTCGCTATGTTCATCCGGCTTCGGGATGCGCTTCCAAGCGGAGTATTCAAATGTATCTCATGCGGAAGGCTTCTTCCTTTTGATCAATCTGATTGCGGTCATTACATCAACCGTCAGCACATGGCTACCCGGTTCAATGAAAAGAACTGCAATGCCCAGTGCCGGAATTGCAATCGCTTTGACGAGGGGAATATACAGGGCTACAGGCGTGGTTTGATTGCCAAGTACGGGGAACCTACCGTATTGTTGCTTGAGGCGATGAAGCATCAAACAAATAAAATTTCAGACTTTGAATATTGCGCAATGATTGACTACTACCGGAAAGAGGTGAAGCGATTGAAGAAGGAAAAGCAGATTAAGTGATATGGAATTATGCAAAACGGACATACAATCATTAGAGCGCCTTCTCCGGCAATGCTCTGATAAAATTGAGAAATACGCGCCGAAAACATCTCCCGATCAGGACCTGTGTCGTAGGTGTAAGAAATTTATAAAGAAGTTGAACAATAAAAGTAAATAGTCATGGCAATGCATACATGGTTTATATGTAAGATTCGTTACGAGAAGGTAATGGAGAACGGGATGAATAAGAAAGTGACAGAACCTTATCTGGTGGATGCTCTCAGCTTTACGGAAGCGGAAGCCCGCATCATCGAGGAAATGACACCGTTTATCTCGGGTGAATTCACAGTATCCGACATCAGTCGTGCCAACTTCAGTGAATTGTTCCCCAGCGAAGAAGAAGCTGCCGACCGTTGGTTTAAGTGCAAACTGATTTTCATTACCCTGGATGATAAAAGCGGTGCCGAAAAGAAGACATCAACCTATGTACTTGTACAAGGTGCCTCAACAGAGGATGCAACTACCAAGTTACATGAAGGGATGAAAGGCACGATGGCCGAATACCGTATCGGATCAGTCGTTGAAACCCCTATTATAGATGTGTACCCTTATGGCAATGAAGAAGGAAGCAAAGAAGTGCGAGGCAATTAAATGCCTCAACTGCTGCCGGTCTTCTGATTCGTTCGGGAGGCCCATCGTCGTTACCTGCTCAGTTTTAAACCGGAAATTGGTCGGTGAAGCCCTCCGTCGCTGCCAGTTCTATGAAGCCAAAGGCAATGTTCGACAAGATGGTAATAAAGGCAAGAATTGATACTGCCGACATTGACACCATTGTCCTGCGCAACTATCTGGAGCAATGTACGGAAGGTGACGAGGTCTATTATAAGTCAACGGCGTATGCCAACTTCGACGGTTGCTTCATTGAGGTTCGCGGGAGTCAACTGCGATGTAAATGTTCAATTTGTAAGTTATGGAGTAAAGGCCGTACTGGAAAACTGGATAACAGCCGTCCGATGACATTTGCGATGGCAGTTCGAACGATCAGGGAGCTTCTGTTAAGGCTTTCGGTAAAGCTGGAAAACGCTGTAGTCACCTACTACGAAATCGGTATCACCATGAAGATGAAGTTACCGGCGGACGAGTATATCAAGCAGGTTCAGGAAGCATCCGGCCGGATATTATGGAATGATGCCAATTATCCCGAAGCCAAACAGAAGACAACGGAGAAAAGCAAGTATTTCCGTAAGGTGCTAAAGATTTATGATAAGACCTTCGAGGCCGGTGAAAAAGGTCGTCGGGTTGGTGCCAATATCCTACGCATAGAAACGGTGTATAAGCATCAATCCGTCCCTTTGACTGAACTAACCGATAATTCCTTCTTGTCCAAAGTTGGCCGCATCTTCTACAAGGACTGGTCAGAGATAAACTTTGTAAGAGAGTTGTCCGCTACAAAGGGTGTAAAGATGTCCCAGCTTGAAAAAGCGCGTGAGATACAGCGTATAGGCGTGACGCGCTACAAGGAACGGTACAAGAAGATGTATCTGGATGGTGCGCTTACCAAAAAACAGTGGGAAACGATCCGCAATTTTGCCCGTAGCTGGCCGACAGAGCGCGTGAAGTATGTGGAAGAGGTGGGCGAATTGGAACGTGAATTTAAAGACCGTCTTTTGGCAAGTTACCAGGTTGGGATATTTACACCAATTCGAAGAAAACAGTAACTATTTGATAATCAATAAATTATACACATAGCAAAAAGCACCTTATGGTGCGCATATAACTATTTGATAATAAACAATATACGCTTTTAAAGTATCATTTTTAACGATTTTCGGCAACTTGTCCTATACAGCCCGCAGGGTTGTCGGGTACCGACATTAGAGGGCTGAAAATTTATAATTATAATAATTAAATAAGTTAGTATATGAGTCATGTAATAGAAGGCAGAATATTGATGGAATTGCCAACCACTCATGGACAGACTAAAAAAAGGAAAAGACTGGGAAAAGAAAGGGTTTGTTCTGGAAACATTGGAACGCTTTCCCGTCAAGATGCGATTTTCAATGATGAGCTTTGACGGTCCTATAGAAGATGCTCCTGTAGTTGGAGAAAAAGTAAGAGTTCGCTTCACTGTAGAAGCCAGGGAAGTAAATGACAATTGGTACAATGACATAAAAGCGTACCAGATTGAGAAATTAGCCTAAAGATTATCATGCAGCGTCCACCCGTTAAATATATCGTCCAGATAGATAACTTCTATTTAGCTGATTTTATCTTCTACTGGACATATTACAATCAGCCTTGTTCCTTGCTTTTTCAGAAACCAACAACTGAAGGGCTGACCGCAATTAAACTGATCGTGGATAGTGATGAAGCGGCCAGCTTCCTGTTGCGGGCAAAAGACAAAACGGGATGTCGCCTGTATATCAAAGATTAATTTAATAAGCAAAGATGTAGAGTGATTATGAAAAAGGTAAGACATAATTTTAAAAAAGGCATTGAATTGCATAAGGTTTGCGCGGTTGATGAGTTGCGTCCGGTATTGAATTACATCTATTTTAATGGTCCTTATGCGATTGCATGTGATGGCCATATCCTTATTAAAGCTAAGGTAAGCGAGATTTCTAATTTTGATGAATCGGAAATAGAACTGCTAAACGGTCATTTTCTCCACGCCCGGGGATTTCAGCTATTGATGAAGTATGATGTCGTATCTGTTGAAGAAGACGGCTTTCTCGTGCAGGGAGACGGTTATAGTATAAAGATCAACTTCTACTCGGGTGACGCGCTGAAATACCCGAACTATCAAAAGGTATTCGATCAATGGATCGCGGGTGATCAAAGGAAAATTGTACTAAATCCATATTATCTTTCTGATGTATGTGCTTTCTGTGAATGCGAAAGAGGTGCGTATGAGTTTTGGGAAGAACTATCAATGTGTCATATTAGATTTTCCTCACAGTGATTTGGATGACACGAAAGGATTGATAATGCCTAAGTTGGATAACGATGATTTTTAAAAAGAAGTGCTATGAGTAAACAAAACCCATTGAAGGAAGCCATCCAGTCTTATTTGGATGAGCGGGCAAAGGTTGATGAACTGTTTGCTGTTGCTTGTAAAATAGCGTTGAGTCTATATGATGACGTCCATATCTACTACATCGAGACTGGCTCCGGTCATCTTGATAATGCCCGTTTTCTTTCTGATTGCGAAAAATGGTACGGTCAGTCAATCCATATAATTCGAAGTGACAAATATGTTAATGTCGAAGATGTTTTAAAAAAGAAACGATACATCAATGGTCCTACTGGCGCAGCTTGTACATTTGAATTAAAGAAGCAAGTCCGGTATAAGTTAGAAAAAGAATTGCAGCAATGGGACGGTCAAGTTTGGGGTTTTGATTACGACCCTAAAGAGATAAACCGAGCCATCCGGTTAAAACAACAATATCCAGATACAAAGCCGCTGTTTCCGCTAATTGAAAAGCAGATTACGAAACCTGATGCAATGGGAATGCTTTGGAAAGCCGGTATTGAAATCCCTGCCATGTATAAGATGGGCTACAGCAACAATAATTGCATCGGTTGTGTCAAAGGTGGTATGGGATATTGGAACAAAATCCGGAAGGACTTCCCAGAGGTGTTTAACCAAATGGCACGGATTGAACGTGACGTTGGCGCAACGTGTTTGAAAGACAAAGACGGGCGTATCTTCCTGGATGAATTACCAACATGGCGAGGTGACCCAGTGGAAGAGATTATACCGGATTGCTCTCTTATCTGCCAAATAGAGTTTCAAGAAATACTCGATAGGCAGGTAGAACGAGTTTTGAAAGGAGAAATTAGTATTAATGATGTAGCCTAATTAGGCTCAAAACTATAAAAAAATGAGTGAAACGAAAATCATATTAGACGCTTGCTGTGGTAGTCGGATGTTTTGGTTCGACAAAGAAAACCCTTTGGCCTTGTTTGCTGACATTAGAGATGAAGAGCATACTCTTTGTGATGGTCGAAGCCTGAAAATCCATCCGGACATTGTATCTGATTTTACCGATATGCCATTTTTGGAAGAATCTTTTAAACTGGTGGTGTTCGATCCTCCCCATCTTTTAAAAGCTGGTAAAGATAGCTGGTTGGCCAAGAAGTACGGAAAGCTTCCGGATGATTGGCCAAGGGTAATAAAGAAGGGTGTCGATGAATGCTTTCGAGTTTTAGAAGACTACGGAGTTCTGATTTTCAAATGGAACGAGGATCAGATAACAGTCAGGGAAGTATTAGAGGCCATCGAACGGCAGCCATTGTTTGGTCATACTACTGGAAGACATGGCAAGACCATGTGGATGTGCTTTATGAAAATTCCCAAAGAGATACAATCATGACGCATGGCAGTTTATTCAGTGGTATCGGTGGATTCGAGTTAGGTGCACAAATGAATAATATTCCCACCTTGTGGAATTGTGAGATAGAAGATTTTCAAAGAACCATCTTAAAACAAGTATTTCCAGATACAAAGCAATATGAAGACATCAAAGAATTATCAAAACCTGAATACGTCGATATTATTAGCGGGGGGTTCCCCTGCCAAGATATCAGCATTGCCGGAAAAGGAGAAGGTATCACCGGCAGCCGTTCCGGGTTATGGAATGAGATGTTCCGAATTATACGGGAAGTTAGACCCAGGTACGTGCTCATTGAAAACAGCCCAATGCTGCTTATTCGAGGATTCGAACGAGTCTTATGCGACTTTTCCCAAATCGGGTATAATGCAGAATGGAAGTGTATTCAGAATAAAGTATTCGGGTTTCCACATAATAGAGAGCGGCTCTACTGTATCGCTTATGACTCCCACCAAATCGGACGGGAAAAGATACACTATGAAGGTACAATCTTTAATCCGGAAAGTCGGTCATTCGAAATTCAAGGAGGGAAATTTAGCAGAATGTCTGGCAGCTCGTTTTGGAGTGAAGATTACTCCGAGTTTTTGCGAATGGATGATGGGATTTCCTATAATGTACACCGTCTTGAAGCAATAGGAAATGCAGTTAATCCAATTGTGGCGGGGTATCTATTCAACTGCATTAAAGAATTTGATAATCAATTAACGTAAAACTAAGTAGAAAGGAGCTAATATGGGAAAGAATATCAAAGGTATTGCCGGTTCAACCATCTTCAATCAAAAGATGGTTGACCAAATGAATGGCATAAATAAAACCAATAAAGGGAAGACATCCCCAATTTATATACCAACTAAAAAACGGAAATAATGGAATCAAAATTCAAAATCGGAGAAAAAGTAAGGATTGCCAATCATTCAGACAAATCAATGATTGATAACGAAGTGGAAATAATCAATGTTCATCATTCTAGTTTTAGCCCGCATAAAGGTTATGTTGATGAATGGCTATATAATGTCTGGGACGGTAAGAAGTCATTAGGATGGGCACCTGAATGTGATTTAGAGCCATTACAGTTACATTCATAATAGAATAAAAAAGAATCAAATGAAAACATTTTATAGGACAGCAAAAGAGGATGTTTCCCATCCTGAATATGGTATATTATTAAAGGCTGGGGACAGAGTACTAACATCAGAAGCAAGAACAAATGATGAAGGGAAAATTGTAGTCACTGTATTAAGCAAAAAATGGTTTGATGTACCCATCTCCGTTTTTAGTGAAGAACACACAAAGGTATTTACTAACTCGTAACAAGATAATAATGAGGAAAATAGAATTAATAAATCTAACGCTTGATGAGATTAGGCGTTCGGCAACGATGGTTAGTGATGTGTATAAAGATGCTGCATATAGCAATCACAAAGAGCAGAATGAATCGTTTGAAACATTAATGTCTGACTGTGATAGAGTACTTGAAGATGCAAGAATAAAACTCCGTGATGTTCTTGAAAATATTGCGGAATTTCAAAATGCTAAAGATATGGTCTGCCCTGTTGATATGGCACTTTCAGAAACGTCTTACGATCTTATCTATGAGCGCAAAGACGAGTATGATTTTGAAGAAGATCAAGTATAATAACTTAGCGTAAATCTATAAAAAAATGAACAAGATTAAATGTAATTGCAATAGTCCACATTGTAAAGAGTGTGAGAACAGAAGAATAGTAGAAACAGGCGTTAAAACGGTTGTAGAAGCTAACGAACATTCTACCGATTTGCGAGGGAAAGCACAACATGCAGAAAAAAGACCTACAATAAAAGAAGCTCCCGGATTCAATAAGTATGGTCAATTTTACGGTTTTGATTAACTAATAACAAATCAGAAATGAAGATAAGAATAGGAAAATCTTTTGATAAAGAAACAAATGAAGTCTTTTATCAGCTGCAATTTAAATTGGATGGAGAACGGACCTATAACGCATATTCTTATGATGTTTTTAAAGAGGAATCTGATGCAAAAGAAGCTCTTAAAAAACATCTAAATGGTGAACGTGAATATACTTATTTTGTGAGTGCTGAAAAAGTTAAAAGAACAATTAAAGGAAATCGCGTAGATGTGAAAAGGGTATTGGCATTTCATGTTATGTCAGCTAAATCAAATTTACCAAGTTCTCGTATTTGGGTGAAAATTAACTAATAACATCATAGAAATGAATATAACATTTGAAAGGTCGGCTAATACCACTGATGAATGGTACACACCAAAAGAAATCATAGATGCGCTGGGGATATTCGATACAGACCCATGCGCTCCAGTAAATCCGCTTTGGCAGACAGCTATACGGATGTATAACAAGAACCATGACGGATTAACAAGAGACTGGATAGGTCGTGTTTGGTTGAACCCTCCTTATTCCCGCCCGCTTATTGAACAGTTTGTCAAGCGTCTAGCAGAGCATGGCAACGGTATTGCTTTACTTTTCAATCGTTGCGATAGTAAGATGTTTCAAGATATCATCTTTGAGAAAGCAACGGCTATGAAGTTTCTACGAAACCGGATTCGCTTCTTTCGCCCAGACGGTACGCGTGGGGATTCGCCCGGTTGTGGTAGTATCCTAATCGCTTTCGGTGAAGATAATGCAAAAATATTGAGAACTTGCAATATCGCAGGTAAGTATGTACGAATCAATTAGAGTAAACTAACGTATAACAAATTTAGAAAGGAATAAAATAATGGAAACAAAAAACTTTTTTACAGTAGATTTTTACGAGAAACCTGAACTGACGTTAGAAGCATTAAATTGGTTAGTTGAGGGAAAACACGTTGCAGCTCAGGATATGTACGAAGGCGGGGAGTTCCTGTATATGGAAGTTTGCGAAAACAAAGAAGTCAAGAAGATCCTCTCTTCTGTCATATCGGACTTGGAATCATATAAGGCTTACAATAATGAATACTTTGTCTCTTTCGAAACGACTCAAATAGGTTTATGCGCTTTAGTAGATGAATACGACCATTTCTTCCGTGATTTTGAAGGAAACAAAGAAATTAGATGGAATAATGATGCTAAAGCGTTCGTCTTTGCCGAAAATATGCCATCAAAATTTGATTAAAAATAATAAAAATATGAGCAAAGGGGTAATTTTTAAATATAAAAGCAAAAACGGTGAAATGGTAAAAGCCGTTGCATTTAACAAAGAACAAGATTCATGTTTTTCAGATCATGGTAAAGTGTTCCTTCGGATATTGGATGATGATTATAATTTCAAAAAGACGGAGGAAGGTAAAGGCATTATAGCTGTTAAGAATGGCGATGAATTGATTCAGATAGGATTTTGGGATTAACTAATACATATTCTGAAAGGAACATTTATATGAATGAGAAACAAGTATGTGGCGAATGCAAGCTATTCACCAATGAAGATTCATTCGGTAACGGATGGTGTGAATATCACCAAAAGAAGGTGTTTTGTGAAAATATAGCCTGCCAGAATGGCGAGATAAAAGGCCGTGATTTTTCCTCACGTGTATGTGGAGAATGTGACGCTTTTTGTGAGTGTAGTTTAGGCGGGTCAAGTGCGGCAATGGCTGATGATGCAGCATGTCAATATTTCGATAATACAACATTAAGTCAAATGAGATAACCCTATTAAAAAGATTAAAATGCAGAATAATAGAGATAAGAAGCATAAAGGTCCGGCAGAAGAGCGTAAGCCGGATATAACAGTGAATACGGGCAACCTTGATGAAATCATTGCCCGACAACGAGAGAGGGAAAAGAATCTGTATCCGGTCCGGATATCCGCTACTACGGTGATCTATGTTACCAAGAATAAGGCTACTCGACAGTATGCAGAAGAGTATAAACGTGATAAATTGATGAGGCTATAACGATGAAGAAGAAAAGAATATCTATACGATTTGATGATCGTACTCTAATGCTGCTGGAAGAATTATCCAGTAAAACAGGTGCTAAAACCTCTGTAGTTATCCGCTCTTTGATCATGAAGGGCATTAACGACATAATGGACGATACAGGTAATTTTAAAATTAATGAGAAACAGATACAAGAAGAGTAAATTCTATCCGGTTATTGCCGGAAGTATAGCCCGCAATTATAATAAACTGCGGGCCTTATGCTTCCGGCAAGTAATTGGATACTTTGATTCTCGCAGTGATGAAGACATCTTTCAAGATACAGTTCTATACGTTATTCAAGATGAAGAATCCTTGAAGTGTACTACTGATGAAGATCTGATAAGACATTTCCTTCATCGCTACCGGATGATAGAGTTTCAGACAATAAGAGATGCCCAACAACTAAAGAAAATACCCTATGCCGACTATATACAAGCCAAAGAAGAAGCAACCGAAAGACAATAACCAATACAATGCCGAGCGGCGGAAGATATATAATTCTGAACGCTGGCGCCGGTTGCGTGCATGGAAATTTGCATGTAATCCGTTGTGTGAACTATGTCTGCAAGAAAACAAAACAGTACCAGCCGAGGATATCCATCATATTATTTCATTTATGAGCACGGATGATCCACAACAACGATTATTCCTTGCCTATGATTATGATAACCTGATGAGTCTTTGTAAGCAATGCCATCAAAAGATTCACAACAAACTATAAACTATCCAGGTGTTCCCTGAAATCCCGGTTCAATTCATACGTCAGGAAATAATAAAAGAACGTTGCCCGCATAGGTTTGGACAATTCACGTTTACCGGACATGATAAGACTCAAAGAAGAACGATCAATAGCTAATTGCTTTATTAGATCATTTCTCCTTATACCAAACTCCTGCATTTTACTTTCTATCCAGTCCACTGTTATATCATCTACATTCAAAGAATATGCCACTGGGATAATCTTTGAATCCGGATACAATTCTTTCCCCCGCTCAATGAGTTGCTTTTGGTTCAGTATATACCCGTTTATCAGTCTCGCCTGGGTGACTTTTACCGTACCGTCTTCCAATAGTTCAATATCTATCCCCATTCTTCTGTAACCATTAATAAATTCTTTTTCCATACTATTTCTATTTTAGAAAAGAAAGAAAAAGCAAGGGGCGAACCCCTTACTTAATTCTAATCTCTTTTACGTTTGTCATATCGTAGATTGCAAGTTGATTGTTTTCCTTTGCGAACTCTATCGCCTTGTCAATCTCCGAGTTTTTAAAGACCTTTACGCTGTCGAAGTAGTAACGTTCGCTTTCGGTATCGAACCAACCGCCAACCATCTTACTATGTTCTAAAGCATGATTAATGACTCTGTTTAAACTCTCTTTTCCGAAACTGTTTTGCGTTTCCTGATACGCTACTGAAATTCCGTACTTAACTGGTTTCATTGTCTCAATGTTAAGAGTAAAACCATCGGGATTGATTAGTGAGTATTCCCAAACTCCATCGATTAATTGTTTCATAATGTCAAATGATTTAAAGCCCCTTGCTTTACTGTTACAAAGATAGTATATTTATTTGCTTTACGCAAACTTTTATATTAAAACATTTGCTTTACGCAAACAAATAGGGATTTCCCTACTTCCTCTTTCCGTGGAACAAAGTGTTAAAATTTCGTGGAACATCGGGAAGGGGAAGGGGTGTTTTTTTTAGAGGTTTTGACCTCCGAAACCTCACCCCACCCTTCTTCACACGCACGCCACTTTTTCAAATTTTGAATTTGTTAATTTATTAACACTGTTTTCTGTCCGACAAAAGAATGGTTAGTCAGAAAAATCTAATCAATATGGTAAAGTTTAATATGCCCGATGGATTATCGGAAGAAACGCAGAAATTTATGCGGGATGTAGTCAAGGAACTAAATAAAAGAAAGATTATACAAAGCATTGATCTGGGAGCACTCCGAATGCTCGCTACCAGTTACGAGATGTATTTACAGGCTACGGATATTTTGCTTGCTGAAGGCCCTGTTGTTATGATCAAATATGAAAGGGCTGCCAATCCCGCACAGAATATTGCTACTAAAAATTATGCTCAAGTCATGAAGATCATGACAGAATATGGCCTGACCATTAAAAGCCGGGGAAATATCAAGGAAATGAAATCAGATAAGGAAGAAGAATCTCCATTGGACAAGTTTATCAAAAAGGCTCCGGGAAAAAAGAGATGAAAGGCTATTATCAATATGCTGCTGATGTACGCGATGGTAAAGTGGTAGTAGGTGAATACATTAAGCTGGCCGTAGAACGTTTCTATTCCTTATTTGACCGTGATGACATCGAATTCCGTGAAGAGTGTGCGGATTACGCTATTGAATTTATTGCCTTACTCCGCCATTATACGGGACGCCATGCCGGTATGCCTTTCGAATTATTACCATGGCAGAAGTTTGCAGTGGCTAGCATTTACGGATTCTATAAAAAAGATGAGGATGGGACTTGGTGTCGACTAACTTCATTTGTGTACATAGAGATGGCCCGCAAAAATGGTAAGTCCGCTTTTGCTGCCGCTCTTTGCCTTTATCATCTTATTGCTGACGGTGAATCCGCGGCCGAAGTATATTTGGCCGCCAACTCCAAAGACCAGGCTAAGGTCAGTTTCAAGATGTGTCGCAACTTTGTCTCCGGACTTGATCCAAAGCATAAATACCTGGACTCTTTTCGTGACCAGATCAATTTCGATAAGACTCTATCTTTTCTGAAAGTTCTGGCTGCTGATTCATCCAAACTGGATGGTCCGAACCCTTCCATGTTCTTGCTTGACGAGTATCATGCCGCAAAGAATTCAGGTCTAAAGGATGTATTACAATCAGGACAGGGTATGCGGGACGATCCAATGGGGGTCATAATTACTACAGCAGGCTTCGATAAGTTAGGGCCATGTTATCAGTTCAGGGACATGTGTACAGAAATTCTGAAAGGTCTAAAAGAAGACGATACCATATTCGCATTGATATACTCGCTGGATGAAGGGGATGACTGGAAAGATGAAAAGAACTGGGCCAAAAGCAACCCGAATCTTGGAGTGACTGTCAAATCAAAGTATTTGCGTGAACAGGTACGTAAAGCTATGAATTCGCCATCCGAAGAGGTCGGTATCAAAACCAAGAACATCAACATGTGGTGCGATGCTGAGACGGTTTGGATACCTGAACACTATATCTTGAACTCGTCTGCCAACATTGATTTTAATGATTTCATAAACAAGGACTGTTACATGGGTATTGACTTATCAAGTACCAGTGACTTAACCTGCGCTGCATTCATGTTCCCAACTGAAGAAAAGTATTATTTCAAGGTTAAATACTACCTGCCGGAAGTCGCGCTTCAGGAGAAGCGTTTCAAGGAACTTTATGGGGAATGGCGCAGGCAGGGATTGATAACAATCACTCCGGGAAACGTGACGGACTATGACTATATTCTCAATGACATTATGGATGTCCGGGATAAGGTTTATATTCAAAAGATTGCTTACGATAGCTGGAATGCCACTCAATTTACCATCAATGCTGAAGAAAAGGGGTTACCTATGGAACCTTTTAGTCAGGCTCTCGGAAACTTTAACCGGCCTACCAAAGAGATGGAACGCCTGTTATTATCCGGGAAGGCCGTGATTGACAATAACGTGATTAACCGGCACTGCTTCCGCAATGTGGTCATGGCTCGGGATCGGAATGGAAATACCAAGCCGTCCAAACAATTTGAGGAAAAGAAAATAGATGGGGTCATCGCTATGCTTGAGGCACTTGGCGGGTACTTGTCATCACCTCGTTATGGAGAATTCTACTAAAGTGTCCGACACTTTTTTGGTTGGTGTGTAAAAGTGCACTTGAAATGAAATTATTCGGATATAATTTAGAACTGAGGAAAGCTTCAAAACAGGAAACATCCCGTATTCCTGCGTGGAGCTACTCCGGTGGACACGCTCCCTTACTGAGCCGTAGTAAACCTATGCTGTTGTCAACAGTTTACCGCTGTGTAGACCTCATATCTGACAGTGTGGCGGTGCTTCCACTTAAGACTTATGAACTTGACAGGGATGGATTCAAGCGGGAATACAAAGAGCATCCGGCTTATCACATACTGGACTTGGAACCTAATGAAGATATGACGAGGTTTGTGTTCTTCAAGACGCTTATGGCTTCCGTCTTATTAACAGGAAATGGATATGCATATATTGAGAGAGATAGTAAGTTGGATGTCTCTCAACTCATTTATATGCCGACATCCCATGTTTCCGTAGTTTGGGTTACTGACGGCAAAGGCATCATGAGGAAACGCTATCAAGTGACAGGATTTAAAGAACTTGTTGAACCGAGAGATATGATCCATGTTCTCAATTTCTCATACGATGGCATTATAGGTGTTTCCACCCTTACCCATGCCCGACAGACTCTTAATATCGCCACGAGTTCAGAAGAACATGCTGTGGGATTTTTCAAAAACGGGGGAATGTCTGGAGTCCTGACAGTTGAAGGCGCCCGTCTCGATAAAACTCAAAAGGATCAGATATACCAAACTTGGGAGGAACGAATCATTAACCATCCCAATGGTATTGCAGTGCTGGAGGCCAATATGAAATACCAGCCTATTACTATTAATCCCAAAGATGCGCAATTGCTTGAGTCGAGACAGTTCAATGTAGTTGATCTTTGCCGCTTTTTCTCCGTATCTCCTGTGAAAGCATTTGACTTGTCTAAATCAAGTTACTCCACTGTTGAGGCTACGCAACTCCAATATTTGACAGATACCGCGCTGGCCGTGATAACAAAGATTGAGCAGGAAATCAACAGGAAGGTATTCTTGCCGGTAGAACGGGGCAAGGTACTTGCAGAATTCGACACATCCGCCATCCTACGCACGGATAAGAGTGCGCAGGCTGCCTATTGGAAGGATTTGTCTGTTATCGGTGCCGCTACTCCGAACGAGGTTCGCCGGGAAAATAATCTCCCCAAAATTGAAAATGGAGACAAGGCGTTCGTGCAGGTCAATGTACAAACTTTAGATAATGCGGTTAAAGAAATTCCTGCAAAAAATGAAAATAATACCAAAGTGTCCGACAATTCTGTGGTTAGTGAGTAAAAGCTAAGATTATGGACGAAAAAAGAGAAATCAGAAACACGGCTTTTCAGGTACAAGTAACCGGAGAAGAGGAGGAAAAACGGACCGTAGAGGGCTATGCCTTACTATTTGGTGTATCTTCTGACGGTTTGTCCTTTGAAGAAGTGATTGAACGAGGAGCTTTAGACGGAGTTATTGAAAAAAGTGATGTGTTTGCATTGCTGAATCATAACCAAAACAGGGGGATACTTGCCCGGTGTACGAATGGGAAAGGGTCACTAAGTTTATCAGTCGACAGTAAGGGACTTAAGTATCATTTTGAGGCACCTAAAACAGCACTTGGAGATGAACTGCTGGAAAATATCCGCCGGGGCGAGATCAGTGTGAGCTCCTTCTGCTTTGATGTGGAAAAGGACACTTGGGAAAAGAAAAGTGACGGTGTATGGAAACGGACAATCTCTAAGATAGGGAATCTATACGACATTGCTCCTGTGTACAATGCCGCATATAGCAAGACTTCGGTGTATATGCGTGGTAAGGAACAGGCAGAAGCGGAATTTGCCCGCCAAAACAATGAAAATTTGGAAGAGTATTACTCAAATATTGAAAAATCATTAAACATTTAAATGTTATGGCTAAAGAAAAAAGTATCACAGAGTTGAAAGATGAGAAAAAACAGCTTTCTACTCGCTCAAAAGCTATTCTTAAAGCAGCTAAAGGCGAAAAACGCCAGTTAACAGCTGAGGAAAATGAAGAATTGGGAGCTAATCAGGTCCGTATGGCGGAAATCAATCTTGAGATTGAGGAACACGAAGATATGAATCGTCAACAAGGCCGTAAACATCAGCCACAAGGCGGTAGATTCTCACTGCGCCGCGCCATTGCCAACATGGTGGATGGAAACCAGCAGAATGATGTGGATGCCGGTGTTATCGATGCGGCTACCACACTGCATAACCAGTCAGGTGCTCAGATGGCCGATAAACGTAGTATCGTAGTGCCGGTAAACATGGAAAACCGTGCGGCATTTACCGCTGCAACGGAAGCCGCTACAGGTGTTATTATTGACGAGGAACAACAGGAAATGTTGTTGCCGTTACAATCGGCACTGGTCTTGGCGCGTGCCGGTGCACGTTTCATGACTGGTCTGCAAGGCAACATTTACTGGCCGTCATTCTCCGGTGCGAATGTATTCTGGGAAGATGAAAACGCAGAAGCTAAGGATGGCGCTGGGAAATTCTCTAAAGGTAATGTGTTCAAACCACTACGATTGACTGCTTATGTCGACATTTCCAAACAGTTACTTGTGCAGGAGAATGCTTCTGTAGAAGCATATATCCGTCAGGTTATCGCTGTAGCCATCGCGCAGAAGATAGAGCAGACAGCTTTCAGCAAGAATACCGGTGTGGATAATACGCCTGACGGTATGTTCCACACCCTTGATGCAAATATAAAAGGTGATATGACATGGGCGCAGATCGTTGCGATGGAAACCAACGCGGATACTCAGAATGCATTGTTCGGTAACTTGTCTTACATTCTGCACCCGTCACTTGTTGGTAAGGCAAAAACGAAAGTTAAAGACGCATCCGGTGCCGGAGGCTTTATCTTTACAGGTAATGGTGAAGGCCAATTGAATGGTTACAAAGCGTTGCGGACAAACAACCTGCCGAAAGAGCTTGGTGAAGGTTCTGATGAATTCGGTATTGTTTTTGGCAACTGGGCAGACTATTTCTTGGGACAGTGGGGCGGCATTGAATTGCTTGTAGATCCGTATACCCAAGCTCTGAAGGGGACGGTAAGACTGATTACCAATTCTTACTGGAATATGGGATTCATCCGTAAGGAATCATTCTCTATCGCGTCTTTGAAGTAATATGGCATACGTCGACTTAGAGTTGGTAAAGAAGCACTTGAATTTAGAATCATCCTTTACGGAGGATGATTCTTACCTTGAGTCTTTAATAGAGGCAGGAGAAGAGAATGTTGCGAAGGACCTGTGTGTAACAGTTGAAGAACTTGAAACTATAGGTGGTGGCTCCAGGATTCCTGCGCCTCTTCGTCATGCTATTCTACTTACAATTGGGGCTTTTTACAGCAACCGGGAAAGTGTAACCAACGCCAGACTTCAGGAGCTTCCTCGGGGAGTTAAATATCTGACAGAACTTTACCGAAACTACAGCCTATGATAAGAGCCGGATCACTGAAAGAGACTTTAATTTTCGAGGCGTTGACAAAAGAGAAGACGCCTTCAGGAGCCATTAGCAAGGAATACAAAGAAGTATTCCGGTGCAGGGCTTACCGAAAGAAACAGTCCATCATAACCGGGGATGAGAATGCAAAGGAACAGTTTATCGGGCAGATGACCGTGATGTTGGTTCGTAAATATCCTCAGATAAATTATAATTGTCGCGTAAAGTGGGCTGAATGCACCTGGGAAATTAAAATGATTGAACCTCGTGATAACGAACTTACCTTAACCCTTAAAAAGTTGAATACATGATTCAGGCTTCCATTGTTGATAAAGATAGTATCCTATACCTTGTTCGCAATCTTGAGAATTTCGAGAAGGACAAGGCCATCAAGAGCGGTCTTCGTTCTGCTGTTAATATTTTCCGCGTAAAGGGTAGAAGTAACCTTCGGGCAAGGTTATTGCATCATGGCAAGCAGACTAATCACCTGATGAACTCTTTCACTAATCGTGTAAAACGGAACAAACTCGGTGCCTTGGCTGGCTTTGACCGTCCGGGAGGTAACCATTCCCATCTAGTGGATAGAGGAACTAAAAGGCGTTATACAAAGTCTGGGGCTTATCGTGGAATTATGCCCGGTAACCGTTTTTGGGCAGATGCAGAGAAAACGGAGGAAGCCAGAGCTTTGCAGGCTGTTTATGAGGGTACACAAAAGGCTGTTCAACGAATAAATTCTCGTAGATAATGGACATGTTCAAGATAACAACAGAAGTAAGAACAATTTTACTGGATGAACCCGGGATTGTATCACTGGTAGATGATAGAATTTTCCCTGTTATTGCTCCGGAAAATACAAAGGGAGATTTCATAACTTATCAACGCGATGGATACAAACAAGTATATACAAAAATGGGAGTTGCCGACCAAATTCCTTATGTAAATGTCGCTGTGGTATCAGGTGATTATAACCGTAGTCAAGAGCTTGCTTCTTTAATTTATGACACTTTATCCGGTGAATTCTCTAATCCGGATATGTATATACAACTTGAAGATTCTACAGAGGACTTCATTGATAACAAATTTATTCAAGTATTACAATTTTCAATTAAACAGCTATAATTATGGCAGACAAGAAATTAGATTCAAGCAAAGACATCTTTAGAGGTGAGCTTATGCTTTTTATCGGGGAGAACCCGGTAGCATTCGGATCAAGTGCAGGGCTTGATATCAGTACTGAAGAGTTGGATATCTCCAACAAGATGATGGGTGACTGGGCCGGTTCCCTGGCAGGAAAGAAGAGTTTCACCATTTCCAGTGAATCGCTCTTAACCCGCAAAGAGGGTGCCTTAAGCTTTGATACTCTACTTGAAAAACAGATTGCGGGTGATCCTCTTGACTTTTTCTTTGGTAGTGCGAAAGCATCCGATCAGGATAATTTCGGCGGCACTTTTGAAAAAGACGATAAGCAGGTCAATTATACCGGAAAAGTGATTATCACTTCCTTGTCCATCAAGTCGGATAACGGTCAGATCGTTTCTGTAAGTGCGTCTTTTAAAGGTGTGGGAGCTTTGACACCGGTTAAGCCTGTTACTCCACCTCAGGAATAATTAAAATTGAAGCGTATATGAAATCAGGTCTGTTTAATAACATCGGTACACTTATACCTATTACTGAGAATACAGGTAAAAGGGCGGTTAACGCACGTGATTTGCATGGATTTCTGGAAAGTAAACAGGACTTTTCAACTTGGATAAAGGCACGCATTGACAAATATGATTTCGTTGAAAATCAAGACTATCAAGTTTTCCATAATTTTATGGAAAACTCTAAGGGTGGGCGTCCACTTATCGAATATGCCCTATCTATTGATATGGCGAAAGAATTGTCCATGGTGGAAGGAAACGAAAAAGGGAAAGAGGCGAGACGATATTTCATCGCCTGTGAAAAGAGATTAAACTCTCTATCCGTTCCTTCATATCAAATATCCGACCCTATTAAACGGGCTGAGGCATGGATTGAGGAAGAGAAGAAGCGTCAACAGCTTGCACTGGAAAACGGTATGCTGAAACCTAAAGCGGAATACTTTGATCATCTTGTGGAAAGGAAGTTGCTGACTAATATTCGTGATACAGCAAAACAGATAGGACTCTCTCAAAAAGCATTCGTGTATTTGCTTATTGAAAACAAATTTGTTTATCGTGACTTGAAAAAGAAACTCAAGCCTTATGCAGAGCATACACCGCTATATTTCGAAATGAAAGACTTCGAGAAAAACGGGCATGCCGGTACACAGCTTTTGGTTACTCCTAAAGGGAAAGAAACTTTTAGGTTGATGTGGGGGAAGTGATGTTTTGTTTAACAAATGCGCAAGGGCGGTCAAATGATGGCCGCCTTTTTTAATACATAATCAAGATGAATGAATATATTTTGTCTGTAACAATAGCCGTTTTGGTTTATGGTATATATCTTATTGCTGTTTATAGAAATACGGGACACAGTGGTAAGCCGGAGCCGTCCCGTATTCTTGCACCCCCTAAGCCGATGCTAAGGGGAAAATTCCATCGCCTCACCATAAAGGCAATCATCCGCTGGGAACAAATGCGGGGGAAATCTTTTTCTCAAATGGATTATACAGATAAAGAAGACGTGGAATCCCTACTTTATGTCATGTATATCACCAGTGACAAGCCTGAATACACTTTTGAAGTATTCCGGCAAGTCATAGCGGATGAACGGTTCATGAGTGCCATGTCTTCTGATTTGGGAAGAATTATGGAGATTGTAGACCAATTTCGGAAGAAGACAACCGTATCTGACCTCGGTGGTACCGAGGGTAGCCCTGAATACATAGGTAATATTGTATCTGCTTTGATAATGGCAGGGTTGGATGCTCATTATGCTTTGAATGAAATGGAGTTGTGCGATCTACCTCTTTACTTGGAGGCTTATGAAAGAAAGCGCAAGGAAGAAATGGAAAGTTCCCGCATGTGGACGTACTTCACTATGCTGCCTCATATTGATGCAAGGAAGATGAAAAACGGTGCTCGGGACCTGATTGTATTCCCATGGGAAGAAGAAGAGATGAGAAAAGAAGCTGAACGGGCTATCAGGGAAGACGCGGCCCGGTTTGAAGAATTTATGAAAACTAAAAAAACAGATTATTATGGCGGGTAAATTATCGTTCAGTATAGCAATCAATTTGCTTACTGAAAATTTTAAGAAAGGGGCAAGTAAGGTTCAGTCCATGTTTGCCAAGATGAAAGGTAGCGTGCTTGGCTTTGCTGCTGTTCTGGGAATAGGCGGTGCAAGTCTCCGCAGTTTCATAGAGACTACCGCAGGTTTTGAGGCGGCCGTTAGTAAGTTGTCTGCCATACTTGGCACGACACCGGATCAGATAAAAGCATTGACTGACAATGCAAAGAAACTGGGCGAAACTACCAAGTATACAGCGGCGGAAGCTACAAACCTGCAAACAGAGCTTGCCAAGTTGGGATTTACAAAGAATGAGATTCTATCGGCTACGGAATCCGTTCTGAAGTTTGCGCAAGCTACTGACGCAGGGCTGGCAGAAGCGGCCGCGCTTGCTGGGGCAGCTATAAGAATGTTCGGGGCTGAGGCTTCCGAATCAAAGAGATACGTATCGGCCATGTCTATAGCCACAACGAAAAGTGCACTGTCATTTGCATATCTCCGTGATGCACTTCCTACGGTTGGGCCAGTGGCGAAGGCTTTCAATTTTGAGATAGAAGATACACTGGCATTGCTCGGAAAGTTGGCAGATTCGGGCTTTGATGCATCATCAGCCGCCACGGCTACGCGTAATATCTTACTTAACTTGGCTGACAGTGGAGGAAAACTTGCTACTGCGTTGGGTGGTCCTGTGAAGACACTGCCGGAGCTTGTATCTGGCTTACAGAAGCTGAAAGACAAGGGGGTGGACTTGAATACTACATTGCAGCTGACGGATAAGCGTAGTGTGGCTGCATTCAATGCTTTCCTGCAGTCAGCAGACAAGATAACACCGCTTAGAGATGCCATAACAGGTGTGGATGGTGATCTCGATCAGATGGCTTCTACGATGGGCGATAACGTGAAAGGCGCAATGGCAGGTCTGGGGTCTGCGTGGGAAGCTCTCATGATCAAGATGTCAGAAAACACCAGTGGACCACTGAAGGATATGATAAATTGGTTTACTGGTTTGTTACGTGATTTGAAATCTGGTTTTTCCGGAGTCGTGGCGTTTGTTATTACGCTTATCAGCGGGAAGCTATTGAGGCCTATTATAACCTTTTTCGCTAAAGGCAATGCCGTACTTAATGCCTCTGTGACCAACTATAAACTGGCAGAAGAACAAAAAATAGCTGCCACGCAAAAACGAATAGCAGCGCAAGATGCCTATTTAAAGACTTATATTGCCCATGAGACAAAACAGAATGGTCGGCGGCTCGCAAGTGCGGCTCAGCTTAAAAAATCATTGACTGCACTTGAAGCCGCTAAGTTAGCCGAAAAGAGAGCTTTCGACGCTGCAAGTGTAGCCAGTACGAAAGCTGCCGCCGTACAGTCCATGAATGCATGGCAACGTAGCAATGCCATCTTGCAGGCTGGTTGGAAGAGATTGGCAATTACATTGAAGGGGTTGTGGAGCACAGTAGGACCGATGGTGTTGATTACTGCTTTGGCCGGAATAGTCGGTAAGCTGGTGAACGTGTACAATGAAGCTAAACGTATAAAGAATATATTCGCTGATTACAAAAAAAGTTCTCTTGCCGCCGGAGACACTCAAGAAATTGCACGACTACAGACTCTTGCTAAAATAATGAATAACCGTGCAAATAGCCAGCACGCCATAAATGCCGCACAAACTGAGCTGCAAAAAATGCTTGGTGTGGAGAATAAATCTCAGGAAGAACTGAATAAACTTATAGGGAAAAGAGTTGAACTATTGAAAGAAGCGGCCATGGCTGAACATGCCTTTAATACGGTAGGGGAATACACTGAGAAAAATGCAAAACTGGCCGGTGATGTCGGATTAAGTAGTAATCAGTTAGAACGCCTGGCAAAACTATATACAGGTAGAAACACATCTGATAGAAATAGGTTTGCTTATCAAAAAGCTATTGGAGAAGAGTTGGCGCTGAATGGGAATAGAAATAAGGGGATTTCTATTTCTGACGTAAGTTCCGCCATCGAAGAATACCTTCAAAATATGCTTGTCATCAACGATGCCACTAAAAGAGCCGGTGAGAATCTTGAGAAAGTTACAGCAAGCACCATTGTTCCACCTGCAGGGGACCCCTCATCAGAAGAGCTCCAGAAGCAGCAGGAACGGTATGCCCAATCTTTACGAGAGTTGAACGTTCGTCGTGAAGTGGAGAAGATGACTGTTGATGAATATAACAAGGCTTATGCGGAACTGAGTAAAAAGGCTTTGATAGAAGCTATGTCCTCCGATGACACAAGTATCGTCAATAGTGATTATACAAAGAAACTGGCCGCTGAATACAGTAAGGCTATGCAGGATATTGTCCTGTCCACCTCCAGCGAGATATTGGACAATATCCAGAAAGAAGTTGCAACGGAAGACTTTAGAGTAGAAGTGACTCCCATACTTGGAAGACGTGATACGACGTTTGATTATAAAGCCTCTGAAACAGATAGGATATCTGCTGACTTGGATATCTGGAAAGACTATAAGGCACAGTATGAGAGTTTGCAAAAGGATTTGAAATCAAAGAACCAAGATTTATCAGAAAATCTGCAAACCGAATTGAATAATGCTATTTCTAAAGTGGACAGTTTGGAGGATGCTCTTAAAATAGCCCAGGTTAAGGAAGATATCAAATCATTCAGCAGAGAGTTGAATGAAGGTTTATATTCCGGTGTGAAGAATATAGCCAGTAGTTCAGATCGAATGGTCAGCGCGTTTGAAAGTCTCCGTGATGTCATGAATGATGTCGATGCGTCTGGATGGGAGCGTATCATGGCTGTCTGGAATGCAATGACAAACACCATTGATGGGCTTATGAGTATTATTAAGACCATTGAAACATTAACGGAATTGACCAATAAATTAGCCAGGGCAAAAGAGGCAGAGGCTGCGATTGATACAGCTACCACTGCGACAAAGGTTACCAATAAGACTGCGGAAACTACAGCTGAAATTACGGCGTTAGGCACACAAACCGCGGCAGAAGTCACTGCCAGTACAGCAAAAACAACGGCAGCATCTACAGAAATGGCTGCTAAAAGTACAGCAGCTTATGCTTATATTCCTTTTGCTGGTCCTGCACTTGCTGCAGCTCAAATAACTACAATGCAGGCTTTAATCGCTGCAGCGGCAATTCCCAAGTTTGCAGGTGGTGGTATTGTAACCGGTGGTCCATCTTCAGGTGACAAGATTCTAGCCCGGGTTAATGCCGGGGAAATGATTTTGAACGCTCGGCAGCAATCTAATTTGTTCGAGGCTATCAATTCGGGTAAGATGGGAGGTGATAAGATGTTAGCTTCCACAGTGACTACTAAGGTGCGCTCTAAAGACCTTATTCTTACTATCAATAATGAACTTAAATCACAAGGTAAAAAACCAATAGGATGAGCTATAGTTTGATTTACACAGTTCCTTTCGCCACACTGGATAATATTCCTTGTGTGGTGGAAATTGAAAAAGATGGATATGAAGGTACACCGACGGAATTAACCGCTGGTGCTACCCCGTTTACAGTAGATATAGAGGGTGAAGAGTTTCTTTACACACCTACCCGATTTTCAACGGCAAAATTGCAGGTTGTCGGTAATGATTACCTGCAAACCTTGTTTTCAACAGAATACCGGCAATATCGGGTAACATTCAAGAGAGCTGGTGTTATAACTTGGTCCGGTTTCATTAAACCGGAACTCTATACACAAGATTACGCATCAGAGACATTCGTCCTGGAAATAGAATGTATATCCGCTATGTCTGTATTGGAATTTATAGACTATACGATTGAAGGGAAAAGTAAAGCATTTGTTTCTATATGGCGTTTATTGCAACGGTGTATTTCTACAGCTTCCGGACAATATAATTCTGTCTTTATCCCTCATGCGTATGCATCCAGTAAAACGGCATATTCTACGGAAGAGAATGTGCTTGCAGATATGACACTGAGTGAACAGGATTTCTTCGATGAAGACGATAAGCCAATGAAGTTAAAGGAAGTTTTAGAGGAGGTTTGTAAATTCCTTAACTGGACTTGCGCTGATTGGAAGGGGGATCTTTATTTTGTCGACGTGGACCACACTGGAATATATCACCAATACGACATCGAATTGGAAAATAAAGCGAATGCTCAGGTTAATGAATTATTAGTGCAAGATATTGGGTTTGCCGGTTCTAATCATTCACTGGACGTACTACCTGGATATAACAAGGCAAGTGTGAAATGTAGTAACTATCCGGTAGGTACACTACTTCCAGATGAAGATTATTCTGAATTGAAGGAGTTGCTGACTGTTGATGAAGAACTTTCAGACCATACGAAGGTATGTCATTCTGTTTATTTGAATCCAGATACTTGGGACTGTCTCATGTTTAAAGACAAGGAAATATTGCATAATAAAGATTTGGAATCCCATAAGAACGAAATACCTTTTCTTGAAGGAACCTCTCTTATGAAATATTGCATTTATGAACAAGAGAAAAACAAAAACGGAGAGTGGGTTCCCAAAATATCAGACTATAGCTTTAATAATGTGTTACGAGTACGTTATCCGTCTTCTGATAATCCGGTAAATTTTAAGCCCGGATTATATAAGGTTATGTCATTCAAAGGAGCCTCTGCAACGTATTCAGATGGCGCCATTGCTATAGATGGTGAAATTAAAATAATTGAAGATACAAAACTTACGCCGTGGGATAACAGTCTTGCTGGTACAGGGCTTGAAGATATAGCTTGTCAGATACGAATAGGAAATAAATATTATGGCAATACAAATGGTCATGTATCAAAGGGATTTTCATGGTCTGAAGATTCAATGACTTTCATGTATTTACTTGATAACTGGAATAATGCAGGTGGAAAAGATTGGGTTTCTATTCCTAATGGAAAAACCTTGTCAATGCCCTATACTGGTCTAAAAGGAATTATTATTCCTACAGATGTCTCTTTATCGGGTGAATTTGAGTTTACTTTAATTTCTACAAATAAAAAAGCAGCATTAGGCGGTAACCGTGTCGGTTCTGGAATGTTGATTCAAAATTTTAGTGTTAAATATCAGAAAAAAGATAGTTTATCGCAGTCGGATAATGACTCAGACCGTACATACGAAAACGTCCTCAATGAAAGCTACATCAATGAACTCGATGAAATCGAATTTAAAATATCTTCTTACAACAATGATGGTGCATGCTACAGCAAAGTTATGTTAGGCGATGATTATCTGAAAGATAACCTATATAACTGCATTCTCGATGACACAATTCGTCCGGAAGAAATGATGATTACCCGATGTGTTAATCATTATAGTGCCACCCGTATTAAACTTACTCAGGAAATAAGAGAGCGTGCGGATTTATCTCCGATAACAAGATTGTACGACACTTTTTTGGTTGATAAGAAATTCATCAATGCCGGTGGAACAATAGACTGTAAAATGAATAGGTTCGAATGTATAATGATTGAAGTATGAAGAAAGTAACCGTCATATCAAAGACAATTCCAACAAAGCCTCGGTCGGGAAACTATCCTGCTGGATCAACCGTTGTACGTACAGGTGGAGGTTCGGGAGGTGGTAATACAACTGTTGTTACAGGCAGTGCAGCTTTGGAAATGGATATCACATCGAACGCGGCAAAAACTGGGCATATAGAAACTGGGCAGAAGTTGGCTAAGGGCATGACACTTACTCAGGTGATAAAGGCGTTGTTGTTTAAGCCTGTGCCTGCTACACTTGAAGGAAGGTTGTCTACCGGTAATGATGTGGAGTATGGCTCAGCAAAAGGGCAATTGTCATATACTGCGACTCGCAACGGCAATGGAGAGATGATGAAAGCATATTATGACGATAACGAGAATAATCCTCTTGAATTTTCAACCGAGGTGGACGGCGTTCAAACTGCTGTGCGAGTTTTATCCGGCAATTACACAGAGAAAGAAACTTACAAGGCTACTGCTGTGTACGCTGCGAGTGAAGACGGGGCTATTCCGGAGACAACATTAAATAGTACTATCAGCGTGAATGTGCGTCGTAAATGGTTTGCAGGGGTTGTCGGTGCGATACCTACTACATCGGCGCAGGTACGTTCATTAAATAATAGTGGATTATACGCAGGGGCAGGAAATTACAAATTCACGATAGGCAATTATAAGACATTTGTTATTTGTATTCCTTCCGGAACTATTAAGGAGGTCTCTTTGGAAAGATATCAATATAATTTCATGGACTTGGATTCTGCTGCAACCCCTAAAAAAATCAGTGTGCAGGGTGCGAATGGAAGTGCGGCGGTGGAATATACGATGTACATATTCAGTAGTGCTACAACGAGTTCTGAAACGGATAATTTCACCTTTAAAACGAATTAGCTATGGCGTTAAAAATAAAGGGAGACAGTTTTGCCGGGCGATACAAGCGTGTGAATAGTTATGCCATTGATTCTACAGAGGTCTGGGATACGATAGAGGAAGCCCGCGTGTATGCGCGTAATACCGATACAGAAGCTTATGTGCCTTATGCCGGTCAAGTAGTTTCGGTACTTGAAAACGGAGCGATTTACAAACTGGTGAAGGATGACAGCATACCGGAAACTGACGGTAAGAAACATTTCAAGCTTGCCATCATAGGCAGTAACAATGATAATGATGACCGGTATCTGCGCCGGGATGTAGCCGAAACAGTTCAAAAGCTGATGACCTTTATTGAGGGTATCAACGTAAAAGGTACTGCCACACTTGAAGAGATCACTTTGCTGAAGAATATTGTATCGAAGAACTTTGCTGCCGGTGGTAGTGGTTTTGGCATCTATCAGGATGCGGACGGAAACTATCATCTGGATATTGATTTCGTTGATATCAGGAAGAAACTTAATGTCGAAGAGATACAGGTACAGCGTTCAACTTATATCGGAGGCAAACAATACAATACGGCCGCAGGCATTATCTGTAAGAAGGTGGAGGATACAGGTGAAAGTTACAGGTGCTATTTTAATACAACTGATGCTGAGGGTAGAACAGTCAGGAACACTTTTGCTGTAGGCGACCTGGCGATCAGTGAGACTTTTGCCTTAAAAACCGGAACAACTTTTTATTGGCGTTACGTGAGTGGCTGTGGCGATGACTACATCGACTTATCCAAGACAGATTGCGCATCCGGAAGTGATGTGCCTGCGGTGGGAGACAATATCGTACAGTTGGGCAACCGGACGGATACAAGCCGTCAAGGTGCAATTGTCTGGGACAGCGTAACGGCAGGAGGCCCTTATGTGCGGATATACAATGGCATCGGAGCCGACGGGGCTTATACGATGCCTGAACCGCTGATTGACTTCAATACGGTGCTGAGTGAGATTACGGCCAAGTTCGTTAACCAGGCAACCGGAAAGGATCTCGACGAGACCATTGAAGACTTGCAGACGGATGTAGACCTTGTTAAGGAACAGACGGATAGGGAGTATACACTTTGGTTTTTTGATTACGCTCCGACACAGAATAATATACCTGCTTCGGAATGGACGACGGCTGAGTTAAAGGCCATGCATGATCAAGACATGTTTTATAACCGTCTTACCGGGAAGGGATATCGGTTTGAATCAGGCGTCTGGAACGAAATCACTGACCACCTGACGCTGAAGGCTCTGGAAGATGCTTCAAAAGCACAAGATACAGCAGATAGTAAAAGGCGTGTGTTTGTGGAGCAGCCTACTGCTTCGCAAGAATATGATGTTGGTGACATGTGGGTAAATGCAACATATTCTGATGGTACAGTTAAGTATAAGAATGACTCTCTTGTCTGTAAGACAGCCAAAGCAAAAGGTGTAGCCTTTAGTATAGATCATTGGAAAGCTTCGTCTACTGCTACGACGGCATATCTTGAAAATCTTGGTGATCAGATTATCCTTGCCGTAACTAATTCTGATGATGGTATTGCTGCTGCCAAGGAACTTGCCAACCAGGGAATAAATGACGCCTATGCCGCAGCGCAGTCAGCTTTGAACGCATTAGGCATTGCACAAAGCGCCCAAAGTACCGCCGATCAGAACACTGCCGCCATTCAAGTGACGAAAGATTCTATATCTGCATTGGTCGAAGGCATTCACTTTGATTCCAAAGGTAACATAACCAATATTGATACTTCCGGTCTGGTAACGACGGATGATTTCAACGTGCTGTTATCGAAGAAGGTGAATTTTGATGCTGAGGGGCATATCACTAACATCAGCACCTCCGGTCTTGTCACTGAGGCCGGCTTTGCACAGATGTTCTCGAATAGGGCCGAGGCTGACGGCTATGTAAAACGCGCTGAAATCAGTACTTTCATTACGGAGGATGACGCGGGACGTTTGATTTCGAATGCGACGATATCGGCAGATCAAATACGGTTTAATGGCAATATTGTGGCGAATGATACTTTCGTTGTGGACACAGAAGGTAACTTGACACTGAATAATATCATAGCTAATGGATTTATAAATGCAACAAGTGGATATATCGGGGGACTCCGTATCAATGAGAACAGTATAGGCCTTCCTGATGAATCTTATCCGTTGGATGTTCACGGTATGAACCTATCTATGGAGAGTCTAACCTTTGTATATGGGGAAACTCTGAATGTAGGTAATACTATTTATCGTCTATTATCTAACACCAGTTTGGGAGCGGGCTATATCAATATTAATGTCAATGATGTACCTTCTGTAACTTCGACTATTGCAAACCTTATTGCTGGTAAGTATGGTCTAAAAGTGTCTTCAACTGGCGTTTTTAAAACTGCGGATGGTGGTGTAACGTGGAATAGTATATAACATTATCTATAAGAATATGAAAATCAATTTTAGAAAAATCGAGGCACAGACCTCTTTTGAAGGCGGAAAACAAACCTTCGATGCAGCCGAAACAGTCGGTAATGAAATGATGTATAACGGCAGTATCCTTCTGGATATCGGCTTTGAAGAACTTGCGAAGGAAATCTATTATTCAAAAGGTGAAGTAGAAATTCCGGAACGCTACTATAAGGCTCTTGAACTTGTAGTGAAGAACTCGCGGCTTATCGCTGCTGTGAAACGTGAGATTATTAATCAGTTGAATTGTAACTAATGGGATATATCAAGTTTGTTTTGAGTCGTACAACAGACGAGCAGGGTAATACCACCTATGCCCGCATTAGCCGTATCGAATCGGATATGGCTGATACGGGTATGCTCGAGACGAACTTGATAATGCATGCGCTTTCCGCCCCAGGTGGAAAGGTTGAAATAAGTACGGACTTCATTCTGGATTCCGGCAGGTTGGATAATGATTATTTAGGATAGTATGGAAGAATTGAATAAGAGATTTGTCAAAGGCAATGTGCTTAAGGCTGAGGAGTTGAACGAGGTAGTAGGTAAGATTAACGAGCTTATAGGTGCAAATTATGCCACAGTTGACGATGTGAAAGAGCTAATCTCGTCCATCGGTGGTTCCGGTGGAGAGATTACTATACCTATTGAGTCTGAATTCGGGGATTCATTATTTAAAGCCATTTCACAGAGTTTTTTTACGAATGAAGTCAAGAAATTGAATGCAGAAATAGAGGATACCAAGAATCAGGATATTAACTTGTTGACGTTTGACGTAGAAGAAGGCTGTTTGGTGCTGAATCAGCCATCGGATAATAGCAATATAGATTTCTCTATAAATGAAGAAGGTAATTTATTATTTGATATAAAAGTATGAAAACTAATTTAGGCAGGATTTTAATAATCGACAAAGGCGAGTTCTCTTTAGAATCTCCTTATGATAAACTTGACGCAGTTTCGGCAAATGGCAGCAGCTACTTGTGCAAAAAGCCATGTAGTGGTATTCCTGTCACTAACATCGAATACTGGATGCTCATTGCCCGTCGTGGGAATGACGGTGAAGTACATTGGAGCAATATGACTGAAGAGGAGAAGAACGATATCCTTAATCAGATTAATCTTTCGACTATCGGTTTTACCAATGTGAATGGTTTCTATGTCTGTGACGAAGCTGGCAATGTCGTATTGAAATATAATGCTTCCGGTTTTGATGTAGCATCTTTGTCGGAGCATTTTAAACAGCTAATACTTGCATTTGACGCATTTATCAAAATCGGTACGGCTGAAGGTACTGCTTTCGATGGGGCCGCCGGTTTAAAATTAACCTCCGATACAAACAGACTTAGTCTATTGCTGCAGGGGATTACAAGTCTCATCCAACAAGTAGAAGACGGTTCTTTCTGTATCTGTGATGAAGAGGGTAATATCGGTTTCAAATTCGGCGCTGACGGGGTGGACGCAAATAAACTTTCAAGCCACTTTATATCGCTGATCAAAGCCATTCCCGGCATTGGCGGAGACGAACTTGCCAGTTTACAAAAATCAATCTTGTCGTTGCAGGGCAAAACCAGCCTGTTAGCTGATGTCGGCGAAGACGGATTTTACTTTATCGATACTGATGGAAATATAGGGGCATGTATTACCCCGGAAGGAAGCCAGGGCATGGGAAGTGGAGGTAATAGCGGTATCGGTTATGAAATTGTATCTGAAATGAATATAAACTTATAAAGAAAAATATTATGGGATTAGCAGTAATTATTCAAGGTGCCGATTTCTCATCAGAGAATATAGGCCAGGTTACTTTTTTAAAGGAAGTGGATGTCACAGGTATCACCATTAATGCCAATAGTAGTTATACAGGTGTATCCGCGCAATTATCGGCAACATATGAGCCGTTCAATACCAACCAGAAAGGTGTCACTTGGGAGATTGTCTCCGGTGGTAGTTATGCCAGCATAAATGCGAATACAGGTTTGTTGACCATATTAGAGGGAGCCAATGCTTCGCAAGTGACAGTCAAGGCAACTTCTACATTTAATCCGTCAATAACGGTCACGAAAACGATTATTGTGACATATAAGGAGACTGTGGACGAGTTAACCGGCATCTTTATCAATGCTCCTTCAACTATCACCGGAAGGACTGCGGCTTTGTCGGTAGTCTACAATCCGGTAAACACATCTCTGACCGGTGTAAAATGGAAGATAACTTCCGGTGGCAGTTATGCCAGCATCAATGCTGACACAGGAGTGTTAACCATCTTGGAAGGTGCCAACGCTTCACAAGTAACAGTCGAAGCTACCTCTGTTCATGACAACTCGATAAATGCTACTAAGACCATCACCATCACTTATTCACTTCCATATTTTGATCTGGACGGGAATATGCTGGTTATTCCGGTTAATGTACCGGACGGCTTCATAGCTTCTAATGCATCTATACTTATAGAATTCGATACTGTAGGCGGAGTCATTTACGGCAACACAACAGAAAAAGCTATTCTATTCGGTGATTATGGAGCGGGAGCAAAAGGTTACATCAGCATAGAGAGTGAATACTATGGTAATTTCAGGGTGCGGTCAGATGCTGATACTACAGGAGGTAACTTTAAAAACAGCTATGCTTGTCAACTTAATAAGATTAACTTTCAGTCCGGCAGTAAATTGAAGAAGCTATATTATTCTCCGCATTCAATTACGGGTAGTGATTTCAGCGGTCGCGGTGGCAGTTATGAACTGGAAGCATCTCAAATGGGTGGTACTATTGTGCCTAATGGGTACTTCACAATGAACTTTTCCGCGGTTGCTGATAAGGTTAATACCTTAGATGAGTTGAAAAGCTACATGGGAAGCATCGAAGAATTTACAGCAGCTATAGAAAACGGTAACCTGAAAATATCTAACCAGACCGGACATCTTACAACGCTGATTGTAATCCCAAACTATACGGCTACCAGCGAGGCTGATTTAATAGCCCATAGAGGTGATGCGATGATTGATATTCAGTTCAACAGTGCCGGTGAACCGTACAATGCGGCAACGGCTTATGCGAATGGTGATGTTATGTTTGCACGTAAATAATGATGGCATGAAGAAAATTATTCAATTAAAAGAGGAGATGGATATATTATATCCTATCACTGAAGATGGTGCCGTTATGCGTCGTGGTAAGCCCCTGTCTAAAGTTCCTTTCGGAGGAATCAACCATCTTCTGTCTGATGTGAATCATATAGTTGGTGCCGGGCAGTCGCTTGGTGCCGGTTCCGGTAGTCTGGTAACAATATCATCCAACCAGTTCGGTGATAATGATATTGTATTTAATACGGGTTTGGTATTCAATAAGGACAGTGCACCGACATCGTTCATTACTAATCCATATAGTACAACTGAGAATCCTTCGACTGCTGCGGCATCAGCGTTCATGTGTCTTTCCGGTATGGCAGGAACTGGGAAAAAGTTATTATCAAGCAATTGTTCAGTTGGTGCCACGACAATTGAACAATGGTTAAAGAGTGCGGATGACTTGTACAATGGCATCATTAATGCTGTGAGACATGCCTATAATATTGCGCTGGCATCCGGTCAAACATACCGGTTGCTTGGTGTACTTTGGACGCAGGGAGAGCACAATAAAGGTAGCGGTAAGGATGATTACAAGGCCAAGCTTATCTCTATTCGTGAAGATATTATCGCAGATGTAGAGGAGATAACAGGTGATGATTATTCGGATTTACCCGTTATCATGTATGAGTGTATGACTGCCGGTGATTCTATCTATCAGGCACATTATGAGCTTGTCTCTAATCCTACATCTTATTTCTTTTGCGGTGCCCCAATTTATTATTTGAAGTATAATGACCAATGGCATTTAGACTCCCTATCTTATAAGAAGCTGGGTAGTAGTTATGGGAGCGCATTATTTTACGTGATGGCTGGAATCAATTACAAGCCGTTGACACCACGTTCGTATATGCTGAATTCGGCTGAGAGGTATCTTGATGTAACGTTCAATACTATTGGGAGGTTAGTGCTCGATGTTCCTGAGATTGCTTCTGATTCTTTTTATGGACAGATGAACGGGGCGCTGCCAGCGAAAGGTTTTTTCGTCTATACATCGAATAATACCAATCTTAATAAGATAACGGCGGTAGAAATCATTTCTGATGATACAGTAAGGTATCATCTTAATTCGGTGGTGGCTGGAATGAAATTTAGGGCAGGAGTTGAAGAGAGTGGAAGTTTCCGTTTCAAGGCTACATATCTAAGAGACAATGTTGGTGATCGGGTGAATTTTGTCTACAACGGAAATCTATACCGTTGTGACAATTGGTGTCCTTATTTTGAGTTTAATATAAATTGAAAAATTCCCGTCCTACTTTCACAAACCGGGCGGGATAACGACAAAACTACTATATGACCTTGGAGGTCATGTGGCAAAGGTAGTATTAATAATTAGATAATATTTGAAAAATGGATAGATTATTGACATTAGACCAAATTCGGGTGATATGCGTGTCGCTGTTTAGCTCGATATTAGCGTACCTAACACCTACCAAAGGCTTTCTTATAGCTTTGGCGGTGATGTTTGCCTTTAATATCTGGTGCGGTATGCGTGCCGATGGAGTGAGTATTGTTCGGTGCAAGAACTTTAAGTGGGGTAAGTTTAAGAATGCAC